GCAAATACCAAAATATGAGGCAGCATATATAGCAAAAGCGTATTTACAACAATCAAATCAATTATTTGTGACTAGAGTATTGGGATTGTCTGGTTATGATGCGGGACCATCTTGGTCTATCGTAACTAAAGCAAATTTAGACCCGTCAACATTAGATTATTGGTGTTTGAGTGGTGGAACCACACCTACATCTCCTTGTGACCCGGTTTGTTTGGTTAAAAAAGAATTATCGTTTTCAGTTGGGTTTAGTGCTTGTACAAACACAGTTGGTCAAGTTACTTATTTTGGTAACTTCCCAAGTCCAATCCAAAGCCTATTTACAACACAATATGAAGAATTTGATGGAGATTTATCCACATTACAAACACAAATAAATGGAATGGTTTCCGATGTTATTACAAGTAATAATGTTTATGCTGAAGATGAAACAATTAGATATTTTGGTTCTATACCACAATCAGATTATAATACATTAACGTCAGGTGGTTTTACCGCAGCAACAAATGTATTTGCGGTTGACAATGTTTCTTTTGAAGATTGTGACCCGGCGTCTCCGTTTAATGATTCTTGGTTTTATGCGTTATTCACAAATAACGGTAACAGTTCGTATTCAGGATTTTCATTCTTTACAACTGTTTCTGGTTTAACATTACTTAACCCAGTAACGACTTCAACATCAAGTACGTCAACAACTACAACAACAACAAATCCTTGTGTTACACCTACTCCTATTACAACAACAACAACAACAGTTCCTGTTCCGGTTTACTGTTATTCAGGTACTGTAGTTGGTATGGTATATTATTATACGGGTACTTCATTTACACAATATGATGATTTAATTGTTGCAACATTAAGATCAAGAGGTATTTCACCATATAGTGATGGAACTAATCCGGTTTATGAAATAACTGGTGTTACTGATGTTACTTATGATATGACTGGAGAATATTTAGGAGTTAATAAAAATCCATTCTTATCTTTTGGAATTAATGCGACAAACTATGAAGGGACTAACTTTAGTTTTGAAGTTTCTTTAAGCTCATCTGACGCACAAAATATTAATAAAGTATTTGGAAGAGGTAATTTTGAAAAACCAAGAACTCAAGTTCCTTTAATGGTTGAAGAGTATTATCAAACTTTATTAAATTATGCTTGGAGTAAGGGTTATATTAGAGGTTTAAGTTCTGAAGTAGTATCAACAGAAGGAGCTCAAAGTAATGACTTTAGTTCAATTGGGTGGTATTTAGATAAATTCCAATCCCCATCAACACCTTGGGTTGTATCTGAACTAAGAGGTACTAAAGTTTATAATCTATTTAAATTTTATACAATCTCTGATGGTAATACTGCTAATACTGAGGTTAAAATTTCATTATCTGACCTATCATTTAATAATGAAACATTTACTGTTTTAGTAAGAGATTATTTTGATACGGATGCAAACCCAGTTGTAATTGAGAAATTCACTAACTGTTCAATGAATCCTTCAGATAATAACTTTATCGCCAAAAAAATTGGTACCTTAGACGGTGAGTATACGTTGAACTCTAAATATATTATGGTTGAAATGAATGAGGATGCTCCTATTGACTCAATCCCTTGTGGATTCCAAGGTTACGTATTTAGAGAGTATCCTGGAAGTAAATCTCCATTCCCAGTTTATAAAACTAAATATTTCTTACCTGGTGAGACAGTATTTAACCCACCATTTGGTTTAACTAGTGGAGGTGATGATTCTTATATCAGTCCAGGAGATAACGTTAGAAGAACATACTTAGGTTTAGGTTCTTATTGGGGTTATGATACTGACTTCTTCCAATATAAAGGAAAAAGAAAACCTTTAAATTTATGTACGGATGAAGGATTTGAGTGGTCATTTAAAACTAAAGGTTTCCATATGGACCAATTAGCTAGTGGTATTACAATATCATCAGGTTTTGCGTCAAGTGGAACACCAGCTTATGAAGTAGGTGATACAACATTCTCTTCAGAACCTACAAATCCAGAGAATCCTTACTACAGATTAAACTCTAGAAAATTCACGGTAATGGTTTATGGTGGATTTGATGGATGGGATATCTATAGAGAATACAGAACAAATGCTGATAAATATACATTAGGTAGAACTGGTTTCTTAAACGGAGCGTGTTCATCTTTAAGATTCCCTAATGGTAAAGGAAACGGATTGTTCAAACAAATTAGTATTGGAGACGGAACTACGGAATACGCTAATACTGACTATTACGCATACTTATTAGGTCAAAGAACATTTGCAAACCCAGAAGCGGTTAACATTAACTTGTTCGTAACCCCTGGTATTGACATACAAAATAACTCTGACTTAATTGAAAGAGCAATTGATATGGTTGAGAACAGTAGAGCGGATTCATTGTATATTGCAACATTACCAGATCACAATATGTTTGTTCCTACAACCACAGGTCAAGACGGATTAATATACCCACAAGAGGCGGTTGATATTTTGGAAGAAACTGGAATTGATTCTAACTATAGTTGTACATACTATCCTTGGGTATTAACTAGAGATAGTGTTAATAACACACAAATCTATATCCCACCTACGGCTGAAGTAACAAGAAACTTGGCGTTGACCGATAACATTGCATTCCCTTGGTTTGCAGCGGCTGGTTATACAAGAGGTATTGTTAACTCAATAAAAGCTCGTAAGAAGTTGACTCAAGAAGATAGAGATGTTCTTTATCTTGGAAGAATTAACCCAATTGCAACGTTTGCCGATGTAGGTACAGTAATTTGGGGTAATAAAACTCTTCAAGTTAGAGAGTCAGCACTTGATAGAATTAACGTAAGAAGATTGTTATTACAAGCTCGTAAATTGATTTCAGCGGTATCTGTAAGATTATTGTTTGACCAAAACGACCAACAAGTAAGACAAGATTTCTTAAATGCGGTTAACCCAATTTTAGATTCAATCAGAAGAGACAGAGGTCTTTATGATTTCCGTGTTACAGTTTCAAGTGATACTGCGGATTTAGATAAAAACCAAATGACAGGTAAGATTTATATCAAACCAACTAAGTCACTTGAATTTATTGATATCACATTCTACATCACTCCTACTGGAGCATCTTTTGAGAATATCTAAAACGTATCATCAAAAATAAAATAAAAGGGGGACTAGTTCTCCCTTTTTTTATTTATCTAATATTTATTAATATGAATTACAAAAGTTTGACAATAGAAATCATTAACGAAATGGTTGAGGAAAAAAACCTTAGATTATATGGTTTTGATTGGGATGATAATATTTTGAGAATGCCGACTAAAATATATCTGAAAAATGATATGGGTAATGAGGTAGGAATGTCAACCGAAGAATTTGCCGAATACAGACATCTAATAGGTAAAGGACCATTTGAATTTGAAGGTCAAACTATTGTTGGGTTTGATAATGACCCGTTTAGAGATTTTACACATACTGAATCTTTTTTGAAAGACACCAAAACTGCAATTGAAAAAAATCGTAAGTCCCCAAGTTTTAAGAAATTTAAAGAAAATCTTATATATGCAAATCCATTTTCAATAATCACGGCAAGAGGTCACGATCCTAAAGTACTTAAAAAAGGGGTTAAATTATTTATCTATATGGTTTTATCTCCGGATGAAAAAGAAAAAATGGTAAAAAATATTAAAAATTCTTTTAATCACGAAGAGATTTTCTCAGATAACTTCTTAAGGAAATTAAACACATTAAATAATGACCAAATAATTGATTTATACCTGGACGAGAAAGGTGATTATTATCCGGTATCTTCAGAAGAGTTTGGAAAAAAATTCGGTTTGGAGGTAAGTGGTGGGGCATCAAATCCGGAACACTCTAAGAAAGTCGCACTTTTAGATTTTATTTCAAAGTATAATGATTTAATTATGGGTGGTAAGTATGTTAGTACTTCGTTAGGATTTTCTGATGATGATCCTAAAAATATTAAAGCAATGGTTAATTATGTAGAAAATGAATTAGCTAATATGTATCCAGAAGTTAAATTTCTTATTTATGATACTTCAGAAGGAGGATATAAAAAAATTCATATAGAAGCAAATAAAGAAGAAAGTAATGAAGATGTAATGCTAGAAAACTTAATTAAGAGAACAATATTGAAAATTAAATCAAAGTAAAGAGAAAAAATTTCTAAACCGATATATTTATAAAATAACAAAAATAAACATAAAACAAAAAATAAAAAATTATGGCTGATTTATTAATGAAAATGCCAGTTCCGTACGAACCCAAGAGACAGAACAGGTTTATTGTAAGGTTTCCTTCTAGTTTGGGTATTAATGAGTGGTTCGTGGAAAGTGCATCTAGGCCATCAATAAAAGTAGGATCAACTGAAATTCAATTTTTAAACACATCAACTTATGTTGCTGGTAGGTTTAACTGGGATCCAATTACGGTTAAGTTCCGTGATCCAATCGGTCCTTCAGCATCACAAGCATTAATGGAATGGATGCGTCTATGTGCTGAGTCAGTTACTGGTCGTATGGGTTATGCTGCTGGTTACAAAAAGAATGTGGATTTAGAAATGTTAGACCCAACTGGGGTAGTTGTTGAAAAATGGATTTTAGAAGGCACATTTATGACCGACCTTAACTTTGGTGCATTGTCCTATTCTCAAGATGCGTTGGCCGATATTTCGGCAACCCTAAGAATGGACCGTTGTATCCTCGTGTATTGATTTTTTTTCCAAATAAGAAATATATCCCATATGGTTTATTACGTATGGGATTTTTATTTACAAAAAACATAAGTAAAGTATCTTTATTATAAAAAAGAATATGGAAACAAATGTTAATGATTATGGACAAATGAATTTTAATCTACCTCACGATGTTGTTAGATTACCTTCAGGAGGTATTTTCTACCCAAGTAAAAAGAAATCTGTTAAAGTAGGTTATTTAACTGCCTCAGACGAAAACACGTTGTTGGGTATGGACGGTAGAAAATCTGTTAAAGAAAGTATTATTTTACCACTATTAAGAAATAAAATTTATGAACCAGATTTAAGACCTGAAGAATTATTGGATAGTGATATTGAAGCAATTCTTATATTTTTAAGAAATACCTCATTTGGTCCAGAATATAATATATCAATTACTGACCCAGAGACAGGTAAATTATTTGACGCTTCAATTGTTTTAGATGAATTAAATATTAAAAAAACAAATAATCTTCCATCTGATGACGGTACATTTACTACGGAATTACCAAAAAGTAAGGCGACAGTTAAATTAAGACCATTAACACTAAGAGATAGTGTTGAGATAGATTCAATAATTGATAATTACCCTAAAGGAAGAACAACACCATTAATTACTTTACGATTAAATAAAATGATAGTTGAGGTAAACGGAAGTTCTGATAGAGGAGAAGTTGCAAAGTTTATTGAATCAATGCCAATTATGGACTCCAAATACGTAAGAAGTTATCTTTTTGATAACGAACCTAGATTAGATTTAATAAAAGAAGTTATCGCCCCGTCCGGAGAAAAAGTAATGGTAAACATTGCTTTTGGGGTGGAGTTTTTTCGGCCTTTCTTCGCAATATAAGACACAATTAATTGATGAATACATATTTCTTGCTAAGATGTTAAAAACGTCTTATAGTGATTTTTATCTTATGCCAACATATTTCAGAAAGTATGTGATAAATAAATTAATTTCTGAAAAAGAAAAAACGTAAGTATTTTCTATTTATTATAAAAAACTAATCTATGACTAATGATTTAAATACTAGTGCTGACCAAGGAGCTGAGAATGTATCTAAAGTAGATACTGGTTCGGTTGGTAAATCCTTTTCTGAAGTACTTTATGACGATGTAGCGAAAAACGGTGTTTTAGGACTTTTTAATAGTTTAAAAGATGTAACCGCAAATATTAAAGGTGAAATAGATAGTTTATTATCATTCGGTGAGAATTGGAAAAGGTTAAAATTTTTAGATACAGAATCTGCTGATATTATCAAATCATTGGGTCTTGGAAGTCAAAAGGCCGGTGAATTTAGAAAAATGATTGCCGATGGAGCAGCGTCATTTGCGGGTATTGGGTTAAGTGTTGAAAAAGTTGGTGAGACATATCTTGAGATTGCAAGTGCGTTTAATTCAAATATATCTGTGGGTGTTGATGATTTAACGGAACTTGCGGCAACCGCAAAAGTGACTGGAATTGCAGGTAAAGATTTAGCGGCAGCATTTAGAGGTGTTGGTGTTGATATCGAAGGGATAGGTCCAAGAATGTTTGAGGTTACTAAAATCGCAAGAGAAAGTGGGGTCGCGGTTAGTGCGGTCGCAAAAGGGGTAACCACAAATCTAGATAAGATGAATATCTATAATTTTGAGGGTGGAGTTAAAGGTCTTGCTAAAATGTCGGCTCAAGCGGCTAAGTTAGGTATAGATATGCAAAAAATATTTACATTAACGGATAAAGTATTTAATCCGGAAGGTGCGATTGAAGTCGCAGCGGCGATGCAAAGATTGG